CCATAATTTGTATAGCGGCGTTGGCTGATACGTGTCCCCCCATGTGTCATTTCTGGCAAGCGTGGCAAACTTTCGCAAGGGCACTCGCCCGGTTTTCCACACCTGGGCCGCGCCGTGCCCAAATATCCTGTCCAACTGCTTGTCGTCCAGTGTTTTTAGCCATTTCTCGCTGTTCGGTAAGCGCCTCAAAATATCGTCTGCGCTCATGCTGGGCGTAATGTAAAGCGCGGAGCATCGCCCATTTGGATGGTCGTTAAAGTCCTCGTCCATTGAATGCACCGTGCCATTCATGGCGATACAGGACGCGCACGTTTCGGTAGACAATGCCGCGCACCACACCCACCCGGAGATAATGCGCGGGTTGCGTCGCGCCGTTTCATGCGACGAAACGCGAAACGCCCTCAGCATCTCGGTTCTGGCTATGGTTGTCGCCCGCGAAAGGCCGGTGGCGGTCGCCTCATGCGCCATCCGCGCGATAACGCGCGGCGGCTTCCCGGCGGTCACGCCAAACGTCAAAACCCGCTCCCACTCTTTGCGCGTGGCCCGCCCAATCCCGTCAAACAGCTTTGCCAGAGGAGAGCCATTTGCCGTCATGCCAACCATTGTTTCAATCGCGGCGCGCGGTAACGGCGCAAGCGCGCCGCCCGCCATCGCCCAGCCCATCCCGGTTATTTCCGGCACATACGCATGACCGAGGCGCATCCCAAGCCCCTGCAACTCATACGCGGAAACTCCGGCCCGGTCTGCCCATGTTTGAATTTCGCGCTCAACCAATTGCATGAGGGCGCGATACCGCATCTGCCTGTGCAGCCATGATGGTTTTGCCGCCCCGTCTTGCGCCTCAACCAAGGCCAGCACGTCATCCAGCGACGCCTTTAGCGTCTTCCACACGCCCACATACTCGCGCGTCAGACGCAAAACGCTCTCGCGTTCATGGCGCAAAAGAGCGGCGCGATATTTAGCCACAACCTTCAGAAGTTCGCTCATTTAATTTTGCGCAGATAGGTCGCCCGGTGCCGGGGGGCGGTTTTCCATCGCGGTTAGCAAAGCGTTTGCTGCATCGGTGCCATTCGCGCTCATGCGTTGCTGCACTTGCGCCCAGTCGTATCCCAGCCGGGTAGACACCGTTTCCTTGTCCACCACCCCCATTGCCAAATCTTCAGAATAAACCTGGCGCTTTTCAACTTCGTTTTGCGGCATCGGGTCAGGCCAAATCACCTCAACCTTTCGCCCGTCAAACCCGCCCATATCCAGCAAGTGCTCCCCAAGTGATTCCAAAAGCGGCGTATACAGCATCCGTTTTGCGCTTGTCATCTCCATGATGGGGGCATAGAGAATCTGCAAGGCCACCCCGGCGACCGCGCCAATCGTTTCCATCTTCCCAACGCTTACCGGCGGGACACGCGAGAGCATAAACAAAAGATCGTGCAATTTGTCGTAAAGAGCAAGACTGCCCGCGATGTCGCCATGCGCCTCAAGCAAATTCAACTTGGCATCCGAGGATGGAAGCAAGATGGTTTCGTCCGGCGCAACCCTCAGCTCCGTTCCCTGAAACCCGCTCCCCACTGTTTTGGGATGCGCGTGAAACCGATTGAGACGCCCGGTGTTTGACAAGATGTAGTGAATGCGCCCGATTAGGTGCAAAATATCCGGCTCAAGATCGCTCATGCCGAGATAGGCGTTTGGCGCAGGCAAATTCTGACAATCCACGATGGGAGACCACGCAAACGGCCACTGGATTACATCGCCCATCTGAATAAATTCCCCTCCCGCGCGAGCCGCATAATCGCTAATCTGCCACATTCCGTTGTCGGTTTTCTCAATTACCTGACGGCGGACAAGCGGCTTTGCCGTCTTTGGATCAATGGCGTTAAACTGAATGCGATAACGCAGCACATCGGCGATGTCCTCCGGGTCGGTCGTAACGGTCACGGCGTTTGCGTCCAGCGCAATGATGCGCGGGTATTTTTGGCCGGGCTTCACGCCGTTGAGTTTTAGAAACGTATGTCCGGCAATGCCTCCGGTTGTCGCCGCGTTCATCATTAACGCGCTAAATTTATTAAATTTCAAACATTCATCAAGCCACTCTTCATCAGGCTGTTTCTTCCGCGGGTTGCCTGGGGCATCATCCTCTCCCCGCTCTATGTCCAGATCAACGCCCTTTCCAAATAAAAATGACGCGCCCTTGTCCACGATAATTCGGGCAAAATTTGGTGTCACGTTGTCATCTGCCTTGTCCGGCAGCGTTTTAAGGGGTGGCACGTATTTCGCGTAATACGCCTTTGAGGCCGCCGAGATTCGCTCCAGCCTCTCCATTTCATCCCTCGCGGCCATTTCCGTAATGTGTTGTAGTGTGTTAAACGCCTGCATCGTCACCTCACCAAATACTTGGGGCGTATTCAACCCGCCCGCTTGCTTTTGAAACCAGATACGCATAACCGCCGCTTACGGCGTCCACCTGGTCATCGTATTCGCCGTTTGGGAACACATCCATTTCGTCAATCAAGGCGTTATTCCACTCTCCGCAAACCATGAAAATTACCCCGTCTTGCAAACGGCTGCCCCACACGGACGCGCGCATCTCCTTGTTTCCCTCTGGTTTGTCCGGGAGAACAACTCTTGAGCGCATAGTCGGATCGCTTTTTACATCTTGAAAATATCCAAGCTGCGTCCCGTTTGCCTCAATTAAAACAATGACATCCTGCCCATCGTCTTGTGCGGTCTGGACTATCTGCGCCTTCGTCTGCGTCCATCTACCGCGCAGGCGTTTGATGTGCAAAACGTAAACGCGCCCGCTTTCGTCCATCCCCAGCTTTGCCCCGGCCACATAATCCGCGCCATCCCTCTCGCTAAAAGCCAAATCCCAGCGACGGCATACACGAATCATGCGCGGAAGCTCGTCTGCGTTTATGCGTTTTAGCAAAGACGTGTTTAGAATTGCGCCCTCCTTTGCTTTCGCCAATTTGGCGGGGATCATCTGGCGAAATAGGCTCTTCCGCGACAGCAGGAAAATTGATTACATGCCACTGGTCGGCGGTTTTGTCTTCTTTTGCCTGGCGCAACAATCGCCCCGCCAAGTCATCCTCGTGCCAGCGTGTCATCGTAAGCAAAATGCGAGCGTCTTTCTCGCGGCGGGTGTAAAACGTGGTTGTATACCATTCCCACTGCGTGTCTCGAATTGTTCTGCTGGATGCCTCTTGCGCGTTTTTTATCGGATCATCGATAATTCCAAAGTTAAATCCCATGCCGGTTATGCCGCCGCCCACACCCGCGCTGCGATACGAACCGCGTCTGCCAACAACCTCGAACATGTCCGAGTTGCGCAGGTATCCGCCCTGGGCGTTTGAACGAACATTAGACGAATTTAGCCGGGTTTCCGGGAACAGCGCGGCATATTCCGGCGTATCCATAATTCTTTGGGCATCGCGATTGTTGCGGCTCGCCAAATCATCACTATAAGAAGTTGCGATAATCTGCGCGTCCGGGTCGCGCCCCAGCACGTAGGCAGGCAAACGGCGCGAAACAAGTTCGCTCTTGCCGTGTCTCGGCGGCATGAAAACCATCAGGCGCATAATCTCCCCCGCGATAAGTTTATCAAGCGCAGCCCCAAGGATTCGGTGATGCCAGTTCCCGTCATAGTCCGGTTTGGTGTAAAACGTAAAATCAAGAATCCCCCGCCGCGCCTTTCGCCGTGTCAAAAGTTCTTGCGCCGCTTGCGCTGCTGACAATTCGTTCAAGTTCCTCATCCGTGTATTCGCGCCTTACAATCACCGCCCCGCCGTCCTTGCCGGTGAGTTCAGTTTTCACCTTTTGCACAAGCGAAAATTCGTCCGGGTGCATCCGTTCCAAAAGCCACGCCGCGGCCACCCACTCCACCTCGGCATGTTTGTATATCATGCCGAGAAGCTTCGTCTTTCTGCGCGGTATTGCCCTTTTTATGGCCTGCGTAAACTGCACATAGCACTCGGCGCCGGGGTCTTCCTTTGTGGACTTTTTTTCCCGACGTTTTATCTCCGCATCGCCCTTGCGCCGCCAGGTGTTAAAAGAAGTTTTGCTGATACCGACAAATGAACAGGCGTCAGCGAAT